GTTAACCTTTGCTTATGGGAGCAAAAGCGACAAACGTAGAAATAGACGGGCGGATTAATGCCGTTTACAAGCTGCTATTGGAAGGCAACAGCAGAACCCAGATTCTGCAATATGGCGCGGAAACCTGGGATCTAGGCACTAGGCAGGTCGAGGAGTACATCAAGCGGGCGCGTGATCATCAGCGCCTTGATGCTGAGCTAGAGCGCCCAGAGTGGCTTCATGAGTCGCTCTGCGCCCTCAAGGACATTCAGCGCAAAGCTACGAATGGCAAGCAATACAGCACAGCGTTGAAAGCTATCGAGCTGCAAGCGCGTCTCTTGCGCTTTGAGATGTCATGAGCCTGGCTGAAGACGTTGTCAGCAATGAGCCGTTACTAGCGCCCATTGTTGATCTGCAGCGATTCAGCAAGCCGACCACCGCTGAAGTTTTGCAGCGTGTGCAAGTGGGGTTGCTTCCGCATCAGGTCGCTTTTTGCCAAGATACAGAGCACCGAAAGCTCGGCCTTGTTTGTGGTTTTGGGGCAGGCAAAACCTATGGCCTAATTTGCAAGAGCCTTCACATGGCGGCCCTTAACGTTGGCCACGTTTCTGCGCTGTTCGAGCCGATCGCTCCCATGCTCAGGGATATTCTCATGCGAACAATGGATGATCTGCTTGAAAAATGGCAGATCCCGTACGACTTTCGCGTGAGTCCTTTGCCTGAGTATCGGCTGCACTTCAAAGAAGGCAGTCACACAATTCTGCTGCGGACAATGGAGACAGCAAACCGCATTCGTGGACAGAACCTCTGCGCCGTTGGTTTTGACGAGGCAGATACGGCCAGCAAGTCTGTTGCCACACAAGCAATGCGCATGGCCCTAGCGCGTCTGCGCTCTGGCAACGTGCAGCAGTTCTATGCGGCCACCACCCCAGAGGGTTTTGGCTGGGCGTTTGACACGTTTGAAAAGAATGCAGGTGACGACACTGCGTTAATTCGCGCTAAAACAACAGATAACCCTTATCTCCCTGAAGGGTTCGTTGACTCGCTTCTGGAAAACTACCCAGAGCAGTTGATCAAGTCTTACCTAGAAGGCGTTTTCGTAAATCTGAATACTGGTCAGGTTTACGACCGCTTTGACCGCGCCAAGCACGTCACGCAAAACATCCCTGAACTCGATTCCGAACCTCTACGCATTGGAATTGACTTCAACGTGACCAACACGAACGCGGTGATCGGTCTACGCCTCGGAAACCAGCTTCTACTGATCGACGAGATCAGCGGTGCTCATGACACCGACGCTCTGGCCCAAGAAATACGCAGGCGATTTCCCAACCGCCGCATCTATGTCTACCCTGACGCATCAGGCGGAAACCGCAGCACTAATGCCTCGCGGACTGACATCGAGATTCTGGAGTCGTACGGCTTCAGCAACCAGTCGCCGCGTTCTAACCCTGCCATTCGTGATCGGGTTCTTGCTGTTCAAGTTTTGCTGGAAAACTCCAAAGGTGAAGTGCGGATGCAGGTCTCTGAAAAGTGCAAGAGATTGATTGAGTGCCTTGAGCTGCAGTCATATACAACGAAAGGCGAACCGGACAAAGAGGCTGGCTATGACCACATGGTTGATGCGTTGGGTTATTTGATTGTGCGTGAGTTCAGCCCACTGAATGCACGAGCTGGACGGGGCACAGGGATCAGGCTTTACTAAACTGCTGGCATTGGGCGGGATTGGGTCGTGTATTCAGGTTTTTCAGGTAGGCAGCGTGTAGGCAACGTCACCACTGTTGAAAGCCCAAACACGGCTTACATCAACATGGAGCCGCATTGGCTCCTGATTGAAGCGTTATTGCAGGGCACCTACGGAATCAGAAAAGGGCACAGAAAATACCTGCCGCAAGAACCGCGAGAACTAGACGAGGCCTATGACAACAGGCTCATGCGTTCAACGCTTGCGCCGTATTACGTGAGACTGGAGCGCATGTTGGCGGGCATGTTGACCCGCAAGCCTGTGCGCTTGGAGGATGTCAGCGATGTTGTAACCGAACAGCTGTTTGACGTTGATTTGCAGGGCAATGATCTCAATGTCTGGACTTACGAAACTGCCCGCAAGTGCATCAGATATGGTCACGTCGGCGTTTTAGTTGATGCACCAAAAGCTGGTCAAAATGGCCGCCCATACTGGAGTCAATATGCGCCGCCGGACATACTTGGCTGGCGCAGTGAAATTGCCAGCGGCAAGCAGCAGCTAACGATGGTCAGGTTGATGGAAAAGATCACCGTCCCTGATGGCCTCTACGGCGAAAAGCAGGTTGAGCAGGTGCGGGTGCTTACGCCTGGCGCGTTTGAGATACATCGGAAGGATGACAAGGGTGAGTTCCGCTTGGTGGATGAAGGAAGAACCAGCCTGAGCGAGATCCCGTTTGCGGTGGCCTATTCAAACCGCGTTGGTGTCCTTGAGTCGCGGCCACCACTCGCAGACATTGCAGAGCTGAACCTGAAGGCGTATCAGGTGCAGTCTGATTTAGATAACCAGCTGCACATCAGCGCGGTTCCGATGCTTGCCATTTATGGCTTCCCACAATCGGCAGAAGAGATTAGCGCAGGCCCTGGGGAAGCTCTGAGCCTTCCGAGTGAAGCCCGTAGCGAGTACATCGAACCCTCCGGCAACAGCTACAGCGCACAGTTCCAACGACTTGAGCAGATTGCTCAGCAGATCAATGAGCTGGGCCTTGCTGCAGTGCTCGGGCAAAAGCTCAGCGCAGAGACAGCAGAAGCCAAGCGGATCGATCGCAGCCAAGGCGACAGCACCATGATGGTGATCGCTCAGCAGATGCAGGATCTGATCGACAACTGCCTGACATTCCACGCGCAGTACATGCAGCAGGCACAAGCCGGCAGTAGCTTCATCAATCGCGACTTCTTGGCAACGCGCCTAGAACCGCAGGAGATCCAGGCATTGCTGCAGCTCTACACCGCTGGCACGATCACTCAGGAAACACTGCTCAATCAGCTGTCAGCCGGTGAGGTGCTGGGTGATGAGTTCGACGTTGAGGAGGAAGTCGAGGCCACGCAAACCGGCGGGTTAATTGAAATAGACAAGCCTGAACCCGAGGTTGAGACTGAGGCCACAATGCCGGAAGCAGACCCTGAGGTTACTGATGAGCTGGATTGACCACCTGAGAAAATCCGAGAAGCAAGAGCCTGACAAACAGTATCTGTACTACGTCAGGCAGCAGCTAAAGCAGCAGGTCTACGCCGTGGTGCGTGTTACTTGGTACGACGAGGACGGGATCTACAGCGTCACCGAAACCCGCGTTAATAAGAGAGACGCGCAAGTAATTCAAGAGTTCAGCGACATCGTCGGCAATGCTTTGACCATCGGGGCGGATGTGTCCGTGATCTGCGTTGATAAATCCGAGCGGTTGGATCTGCATGATTTATGAGCACACCTTCGGAGCTGTATCGGAATGCAATCGACCTCAATCGGTTCAGTAACAGCGTTGCCAAGCGGATTGCTCGTACATACAACGATCTTATTTTGGATGCTGTTAATCAGCTCCGTGGGCTTGATGAGCTTGAGGCGCCTGCGAAAGCTGCACGGCTTAGGGCGATTCTTGCGCAACTAAAAGAGTCGCTTGATGGCTGGGCTGGCACTAGCACGCTTGCGGTTGTTGAAGATCTGCAAGGGCTAGCCGAGCTGCAGAGCGAGTTTGTAGCAAACGAGCTAAGACGGGCCTTGCCGATTGATATGCGCAGACAGATCAACAGTGTGCAGATCAGTCCGCAGTTTGCGCAGTCAGTAGCAACCGTGGACCCCACAGCCATCAACGTGGTGTCGCTCAGTGATGACTTGCAGGCTGCTGTCGCTGGTTCGCCGCAGACCTTTCAGTTGACGGCTGCAAAGGGCACGACGATTACGTTGCCAAACGGCAAAGTGCTTCAGAAGTCGTTCCGTGGGCTTGCCGAATCACAGGCCGATTTATTTGCAAAGACTGTGCGCAACGGGCTGCTGACTGGCGAGTCAACTGATCAGATTGCAAGACGCCTTAAAGGCACTTTGCGTTTTGGTCAACCTGGCAGCTTGCGACAGATTGCGCAGAGGGGCGGGGATGCAACGTCTGTCCCAAACAACCAAGTAATGGCGATGGTGCGCACGAGCATCAATCAAGTGGCAAATGAAGCAAGCCAGCAGGTTTACAAGGCAAACCAAGATGTGACCAAAAAATATCGCTACGTGGCAACGCTTGACAGCAGGACCAGTCCGATATGCCGTGCGCTTGATGGGCAAGAGTTTGACTATGGCAAAGGGCCAACGCCCCCGCAGCATTTCAACTGCAGGTCCACCACTGTGCCGGTCATTGATTACAAAGGACTGGGAATTGAACCGCCACCACCTAGCCAGTTGCGGCGTCCTAATACTGCGTTCAAAGGTGCTCGGGCTGTCCGTGGTGAAGGCGTGCCTGACAATGAGACTTATGGGCAGTGGTTGAACAAGCAATCCAAGGCAACAAAGCAGGATGTTTTAGGCAAAAGCAAGGTGCCCTACTTCAACCGCTTGGTGGATAAGTTTGGCCCGACAGATGCCATCCGTAAGTTTGTTGCTGCGGATGGATCAGAGCTAACCTTGGAACAACTGAAACGTCGTTATCCCAATGAGTAAGCTGCCCAGCAAGTATCAGTTCACCGTTCAAGAATCGAACGAGGCACCGTCTTGCCCTCCATCTTGCCCACCCAAAAAGCCGACTGCAAAGGCAAAGGCTGCTAAGACAGCTAAGCTGTAAAAAACGCTTACGGTCATGGCTGGTCGATACAAACGCGATAAACGTGGAAGGTTTGCCAGCACCGGCGGCGGTGGCGGCAAGTCAAAGAAACCGCGCAAGTCTGACTTGGCTTTCCAAAAGTCAGGCAAGGGCGGCGGCACGTCTGCTAAAGCTGGTCGGGCTGCTAAGGCTGCCTACAAAAAGAAAGAAGGCGCACGCCGTAAAGCTGCACTAGCTCGCAAGGGCGGTTCATTTACTAAAACCAGCACCTTCAAAGGCAGCCAGCGTGGGAAACAGTCTGCGGCTAGACGGTCTGGCTACAGCAAGGGCGCATTTGAGTCAGCTACAAGAAAATCCACCACTAGGGGGATTAAGAGGCGTCGCCGGAGCTGAACTCCTCCCAGCTTCCAAGGTCTTCCATGACTTCCTGCCAAAAGTCAGGCACCAACAGCAAGTCGCCATCTTCATCAAGGGTGGCGATTTTTATTGGGGCGGTGTGCATATTCCCGCAGACGGCAAACACCCTGATTTCATTGCCATCTAAATCGTTTGGAGGAATCCGACCAATGATTTTGCGTAGCTGATTGACCGTGATTCCTTCGCCGTTGTCGATAAGAGGATTCACAGCGGAAAAGCAAAGGGCTAACATAAATTTAGGCTGCTTCAATCCAATGCCCAGAGGCCCCGGCACGTATGGCTCCAAGGTGGGCCGGCCCCCTAAAAAGAAGAAAAAGAAGGGCGGCAACAAAAAGTAATGGCACGAAAGCGGCGGCGAGTTCCAAAGGACAAGGCCACGGGCCTGCCTAAGAAGTACCTGTCAGGTGCCAAGAATCGCGCCGCCAAAGCCCGTGAGATCAAGCGGACTGCCGAGGCTTACAAGCGCGGTGAGTTCATCGACATCAAAGCCGTTTCTAAATCGAGGACTGAGCAAGGTGGCACCAAAAAGAAAACCACTAAGCGAAAGCGTAAAAAAGGCTCTTAAGAAAAAAGCCGAGGGCACGCGCTTCACCTATGGGCAGCTCGCGGCTGTTTACAGACGAGGGCAGGGCGCTTATCTGGCAAGTGGTTCGCGGAATGTCCCGATGGCGGCTTGGGCCATGGGCAGGGTAAACAGTTTTGTGTCAGGCAAGGGTGGCGCACGAACGGCTGACGCTGATCTACTGAAAAAGCGCAGCAAGAAAAAATGAAACTAACGACCCGTCAAAAAAATGCCCTTGCAAGGCATCAAAAAGATCACGGCCACACAAAGGCGCACATGGATTTTATGAAGCGCAAGATGCGTGAGGGTATGAGCTTTTCTCAGGCGCACCGCTTGGCAATGACCAAGAAAGGCAAATGAGCATTCAGAGGGGCGGCCATACGTTTGCGGGCTTCGACAAGCCAATTCGCACGCCCAATCACCCGAGCAAAAGTCATGCGGTGGTTATCAATGACGGCGGCAACCCTCGGCTGATTAGGTTTGGTCAGCAAGGGGCAAAAACTAAGCGTCCGCGTAAAGGTGAAAGCGCAGCAGACAAGGCAAAACGGGCTTCATTTAAGAAGCGCCACGCAAAGAACATCGCCAAAGGAAAAACATCTGCCGCATTCTGGGCAGACAAAGTAAAGTGGTCGTGAAAACGACCTTACGGGTTATTCATGTCTGAAGAGCAAAATCAGGAGATTACGTCTCCCGAAGCGCCAAACAACGCGGAACTTGACAAGCTAAAAGCAAGTGTCGAAGCTCTAGAAAAGAAGAACTACGACCTAATCGGCAAACTGCAAAAGAAGGAGCTGATAGGTGAAGTCCCTGACGACTACGAGGCTCTGAAAGATTTCAAGCGCAAGGCTGAACAGAGCAAACTGGAATCAGAAGGTAAATACACCGAAGCGCGACAGGCTTTGGAGCAGCAGTTCCGTGAGGCGGCGGAAGAAAAGGACAAGCGCATTGCTGACCTTGAAGCGCAAGTGCGAGAGCTGGAACTGATCACGCCTGCCAATACTGCGCTAGCTGACGTGGTGCATGACCCAAGCATTGTGTTTAAGGCTCAGCTGCTAAACCCAAATCAGATTGAACGGGAAGCCGACGGAACCGTTGTTGTCGTCAATGGCTACGAACGCAAACCGATTAGTGAGTGGGCCAAAACTCTGCCCAGCTACATGCAGAAAGCACCAAAGCCACAAGGCAGCGGAGCACCTGCAGGACGCAGCGTTGGGGGAGACATTCCTGCAGGCACAAAAAACCCATTTGCGAAGGACACTTACAACCTCACAGAGCAATCACGGCTGTTCAGAACAGATCGGGATATGTATGAAAGGTTGAAAGCTGCGGCTAACCGTTAATATGCAAGACATAGGCGCGGTTACGCCGAGCCATAAGGGTTACGCCCACACCGTAAAAACCATTTTTTGAGGATCTGTCATGGCGACTCTTCGCTCTGACATCATCATCCCTGAGGTATTTACGCCGTACGTTATTGAGCAAACCACTCAGCGTGATGCCTTTTTGGCTAGCGGTGTGGTTCAGCCAATGGCCGAGCTAAATGCCGCCGAGGATGGTGGTGACTACGTTCAAGTGCCTTTCTACAAGGCAAACCTGTCAGGCGATTTTGAGCGTCTGACTGATAGCTCTTCGCTGACCCCCGGCAAGATCGAAGCTGACAAGCAAGTTGGCGTCGTTCTGCACCGTGGTCGTGCTTTTGAGTCACGCGACTTGGCTGCACTGGCTGCCGGTTCTGACCCAATGGCTGCTATCGGTAACAAGATTGCCGATTACATCGCTAACCAGCGTCAGAAGGACCTTCTGTCCTGCTTGGCCGGTATTTTCGGCGCTGTGGGCGACACCAGCTCTGCTTCATTTGCGGCTCTGGCTGTCGATGGGGAATCTGGCGACACCCCAACTCAACTGACGGCCCGTCAAGTTGTTGAAGGTCAGTCTCTGCTGGGCGACCAGGGAGAAAAGCTGGCAGCGATTGTTGTGCATCCGAAGGTCTATTTCGACCTGAAGGAGCGCCGTGCGCTTGATTTTGTGTACGACAACAACGGTCAGCCTGATGGCAGTGCAACCCAGGGTTCACTGGCTAACGCCTTTGGCAACGTCGCAATTCCTACCTTCATGGGAATGCGCGTGATCCAGTCAGCTGCTGTTCAGACCGCTGGTTCCGGTGCTTCCACCGAGTACGCCAGCTACATGTTCACCCAAGGTGCCGTTGGCTCCGGTGAGCAGCTCGGACTTCAGACCGAGACCGACCGTGACATCCTCGCCAAGAGCGATGCGATGTCCATCGATCTGCACTATGTGTATCACCCGATCGGTTCCTCGTTCTCCACTTCCGTTTCCAACCCCACAAGGGCACAACTGGAAACTGTGGGCAACTGGACCAAGGTGTACGAGACCAACAACATTGGCATCGTGCGGATTACCACGACCAGCGCACTTGATTGATCGAGGTAACTAACCATGGCATCCATTTTTGAGGCAACAGCGGGCTCTTTACTTGGCCCGACCGGCGGCGGCACTGTTACCCAGGCCACCAACAAAGGAACAGCCGTAACTCTCAACACAGAGTCCGGTCAGATCACCATGAACGGCGCTGAGCTTGCTGGCGCTGCTGAGGTGAGTTTCACGGTCAACAACGACAAGATCGCTGCCACTGACGTGGTAGTTGTCAACCACAGCTCTGCCGGTACTGCTGGCAGCTATCTCGTTCAAGCCAACAGCATCGCTGCTGGTTCGTTCAAGATCACTGTGGCGAACGTCGGTTCGACCGCAAGCGAGGCCATTGTGCTGAGCTTTGTAGCCCTGAAGGGCGCTAGCTCCTGATGGGTTTGTTCGCCTTCCGGCGGATGAAGGAACGCGAGGCTGCTGCGCAAGCGGTGGCCTCCGCTCCGACCAAGCCGATTAAAAAGACTTCTACTCCGAAGCCCGATGGCAGTAACAATCGACGCAACAGCGGGCGGAGCAGACGCCAACAGCTACATAACGCTGACTGAGGCTGACACCTTCGTTGAGGCAATGATTTCCAGCTCGGATGTTTCCAAGTGGACAACGGGCAACGATGACAGTCGCAACCGTGCGCTAACTGCAGCGGCACAGAGGCTTGACCGTGAACGATTCCTTGGAGCACGGGCAACAGACACGCAAGCCCTGCAATGGCCGCGCACAGGCGTTCGTAAGCCTGATACCTATGTCAACACGTATGCGACTGGCTTCCCTTTTCGCATTTCTGACGATTACTTCACAGACACGGAGATTCCAGATCAGGTCAAGCGTGCCCAGATTGAGATGGCCGTTTATCTGAAAAACAATGTTGACGGCATCAGCCTTGGCGGCCTTGAAGATTTTAAGAACGTCAAGATCGGCAACTTGGACGTGACACCTGACAAGACTGGCGCGATCGGTGCTGACCGTGTGCCGCCAATGTTTGAAAGGTACTTGACGGGCCTTAGAATCAGTGGACCAGGCAACATCGCAATCAAACGGAGCTGACCATGTACGAGGATCTATCAGGCGGCTTCGAGTTCATCTCTGATACCAACGCGCACACAGGCAGGTTCAGCAAAATCTATTTCAAAGAAGACACTGTGATTAGTGCGATCACTGTCAAGAACGCAACCGGCAACAGCCTGGCGAGCGAAACTTTCGTTGCCGACACTGAAATCTGCGGAATCATCACGAGCATCACTCTGACTAGCGGTGCCTGCCTCGCCTACAACCTCTGATGGGCATTGCCTCTTCGCTGGTCAATGTTGCGGACAAGGTCATCACTAAGTTTGGTGGCGATGTAACTATCCGCTTTGTTGCTGCGGGCGCGTACAACACAACAGATGGAACAGTCGCTGAGACAAACACCGACAGTGAGGTGAAAGGCATCCTTGAGGATGTGGTGAACAAGGAAGCAAACGAGCTGGTTCAAGCCGGCGACAAGCGTCTGACGGTTGCCGCAAAAGACCTGGACTCAGCCCCTGGCACAAAGGACAAAGTCGTTATCAGCACTGTGGTTCACCAGATCATCAGCGTTGAGACAACGGAGCAGGAGAACACTGCTATCACTTACGAGTTGATCCTGAGGGCATAGCGATGGCACGAGAGATCCCGCTAGACCAGATCGGCAACTACATGGATGGTCAGATCCAGCAGCTGGTCAAGGTGACAACACTGGAATGGGAGAAGCGAGCAAAGAATGCAACGCCTGTAGACACAGGGATACTGAGGCTTGGCTGGAAGCGAAACATTGAGCCCTATCGAGGCGAAATAACCAACAACGTCAAATATGCCGAACCTGTCTGTTACGGCACCAACCTGCCGCCCTCTTGGAAAGGCAAGTTCAGAACACGTCAAGGCACTGTTGCTGGCTTCCCTGAGTTGATCGGCAAAGAGCTTGAATCATGGGCTCAGGGTGAGTATCAAAAGATCATTAGGAGAGGCTGATGGCTGCTGCAGACCTAAACACCATCAGGGCAACTATTGAAGGCAGGCTGGCAACAGAGCTTGCAAGCAGTCCAGCCATCCCGGTTGTTTTTCACAACATGCCCTATGAGCCAACGCCAAACAGTTCTTGGGTTCAGTGTTTAACAACCTTCGGCTCAAGTGAATATCTTGGGCACGGGTCAACCTCAAACTCGTACAACCGGATTGTGGGCTTGGTTGTTCTGAACATATTTTCCGCCAAAGGCGTAGGCCCTGGCGCTAATTACGTTATTGGAAAACGAATCCGAGACCTTTACAATAGGGTGATCGTGTCGGGGGTTTTCTTCGACGCTCCAATC